CGACGGCATCAATCTTCCAGGCAACCTTACGTTTAACGGACAGCGCATCTACAGTGAAGCGCAAGAGGAACTAGAAAAGATCATGGAAGACTACATGACGAGGTACGAAGAACCACCAGACTTCTGCACAGGCTAAACATGGCAGTAAACCCGTATTTTAAACGTACAATAAAGAACGAGCAGGAACTGCTTGAGTCGTTGACCACAGAGGCAATCAAAATCTACGGTCACGACATGGTGTATTTGCCCCGTGAGAAAGTCACGGAGGACACTATTTTTGGCGAACAGGTTTCAGAGTTCAAAGACGCAAACCGTATTGAAATGTACATGGAGAACTCTGAAGGGTTTGAAGGCGATCAAGAAATGTCGCGGTTTGGACTGGACGTAAAGGAAGCCGCAACCTTTGTGGTGTCTCGCAAGCGATTCCTTGAAGTCATGGGACACAATCCTGACATTCGCCGTATTGGTCGTCCCCGTGAAGGTGACATCATTTACTTTGACTACCCCTACGGAATGTTTGAAATCAAGTTCGTGGAGCACGACAACCCCTTCTACCAAGCAGGGGGTCAGTACTGTTTTAAACTGTCGTGCGAAGCGTTCAAGTACTCCAACGAGAAGATTGATACGGGTGAATCAGAAATGGATGCAGTAATGAACATTGCCTCGGACTACTTGCTTGGAATTACTTTAGGGGGTGGCTCTGGTACTTACACTCTGGGAGAAGAAGTGTACACCGGCACCGTGTCGGACAAACACGCTTTTGGTCGTGTGAATGCGTATACGGCTCCAATCAGCGGTTCCAAGTTCATGCGGGTAAACAAGCAAGACGGAACTTTCGAAGTGGGAGACATTCTCATCGGCACTGTCAGTGGAGCATCATACGCCATTTCCGGATTGTACGAAACCACGGTTCGTGCCACCCATGAAGACCAGCAGGACAACGAGCAGTTGGAATTGGAGCAGAATCGCGACAACATTTTTGATTTCACTGAAACTGATCCGTTCTCTGAGGGTGAATACTGATGTTCACCAATTTTTACAACGGATCAATACGGCGCATGGTGGTTGCTTTTGGCTCACTGTTCAATCAAATTTATATTGACAAAATCGAAAGTGGCGGCACCAAGACCATGTTAGTGCCTATTTCGTATTCTCCCAAGGAAAAATACAAGGTGCGGTTGGCAGGCGATCCGCAGTTTCAGAACCCCAACCAGATCGTGTTGCCACGCATGGCGTTTGAGATCACCGGGTATGTTTACGATCCAACCCGAAAGAGAAACAGTGTTTCGCGAAACTTGATTCGCCCAACCACATCGTATCCTAGCGGTGTGGACTACGCCTTCTCTGAAGTTCCGTACAACATAGATTTTGGATTGTATGTGTATGTCCGAAACATGGAAGACGGATTGCGTATAGTGGAGCAGATACTTCCGTATTTTTCTCCTGAATTTGTGGTTACCGTGAACTTTGATGATATAAACAAAAAGGTGGATGTCCCAATCTACTTGAATTCTGTTTCCTCCGAAGAAGACTACGAAGGTGATTTTGAAACCCGCAGGTCGATCATATTCACGCTTAATTTCACGATGAAAACTTATCTGTTCGGCGCGAAGAAGAACTACAAGGAAATTCGAGTCGTGCAAGCGGGGCTGTGGAACAGCGATGTGTTTGGAGAAAACTTTGTCGGTGGTGTCACATACTATCCAGGAAACACACTTGCTCAATCCGTTTATGGTGACGTATTTGTTGGAATTTCTGGACCAAGCGGAGCAAGTTCCAATGCAAACGAATACTCTCCGTATGCTCGTGTGTATCAGGCTCAGTCTGGTGGTGGATCAACGTATGCTGCCGCCATGAGTTCTGGTGGATTGACTGTGGGCTGGGACATATAAGGAGTTAAACCATGAGTGGATTCGAGAATATTGAAGCGGCTCTAGGAGCAGAGCCGGTGAAGACTCTTGTTGGTGGTGGCATACCGCAAAACGCCATCATTACAAAAGTAGACCCGGTGCCGTTAACAGACGAAAAACTAGAAAAAGACCTGAAAAGCGACTACGAGGTTGTGCGCGACAATCTGCGTGAACTGGTAGATATGGGCAAAAACGCTCTTGACGGGGTGATTCATGTAGCCCAAGAAGGCGACTCGCCCCGTGCCTACGAAGTGGTAGCCCAAATGATCAAGACCCTATCGGAAACCAACCGTGAACTCATGGACTTGCACAATCGCGTGAAGAGCATCCGCAAGATTGATCAAAGCGTGACAAACAACACCACCACCAATCAGTCCATCTATGTGGGTTCCACAAAGGAACTGCAAGACATCATCAACTCTGCTCGGTCTTCCACGAAGGCGTTCGACAACCGCCCTGATGTACGGCAGACCATCCAAGACGATAAAGACGCATGAACAAGAAGAGCACGAAATACCTCGGTAATGCCAACCTGAAGGCGGCGGGGGTGAATGTCAATTTCTCGCCCGAGCAGATTGAGGAGTATGTTAAGTGCTCCCAAGATCCGCTGTACTTCATCAAGAACTATGTGAAAATCGTGTCGCTTGACAAGGGCTTGGTGCCTTTTGAGCCGTATGATTATCAGGAAGACATGATCCGCACCATTCACGAAAACCGCTTCGTGATCGGCAAACTGCCCCGCCAGACAGGCAAATCCACCACCATCATTGCGTATATGCTCCACTATGTGCTGTTCAACCAGAGCATGAGCGTGGCTATTCTTGCAAACAAACTCACCACTGCCCGCGAACTGCTTGGTCGCTTGCAGTTGGCGTATGAGCACCTGCCCATGTGGTTGCAGCAGGGCGTGGTGGAGTGGAACAAGGGGTCTATCGTGCTGGAGAACGGCTCCAAGATACTGGCTTCTGCAACATCATCGTCTGCCGTTCGCGGTGGCTCATTCAACTACATCTTCTTGGATGAGTTTGCGTATGTGCCACAGAATGTGGCAGAAGAGTTTTTCTCGTCCGTGTACCCCACCATCACCAGCGGTCAAAGCACAAAGGTCACGATCATTTCCACGCCCAAGGGCTTGAATATGTTCTACCGCTTCTGGGTGAACGCAAACAAGAAGCCTGGTGAAGAAGGCAAGAACGAGTATGTGCCAATGGAGGTGCACTGGAGCGATGTGCCTGGTCGTGACGATGCGTGGAAAAAGCAGACCATTGCCAACACTTCAGAAGAGCAGTTCCGCACGGAGTTTGAGTGCGAGTTTCTTGGCTCCATACACACCCTTGTGCACCCCGAAAAACTCAAGTGCATGGTGTATCGCACTCCAGAGTACTGGAACGGCGAGGGGCTGCGGGTGTACCAAAAGCCGCTGCCTGAACACAAGTACATCACTGTGGTGGACACAGCACGGGGACAGGGACTGGACTACCACGCATTTTCGGTGGTGGATGTCACAGCCATTCCGTATCGGGTGGTTGCTACCTTCCGCAACAATGAGATGCCGCCCATGTTGTATCCCAATGCCATCTATCCCGTGTGCAGGCAGTACAACAACTCGTACTGTCTCGTAGAGGTAAATGACATTGGCGGTCAGGTGGCTGACATCCTGCACGATGAACTGGAGTACGACAACATCATCTACGTGTCCACGCAGGGGCGCAAGGGGCAGGTGGTAAACGGCGGCTTCGGCGGTAAGGGCGGCGCAATGAAGGGGGTAAAGACCTCCACCGCAGTGAAGCGCATTGGCTGCTCCATCCTGAAGAGCCTCATAGAAGACACCAAACTCATCGTGGAAGACTTCAATACCGTGGACGAGTTCTGCTCGTTTGTAGCCAAGGGAGACTCCTTTGAAGCAGAAGAAACCCATCACGATGACTTGGTGATGACACTGGTGCTGTTTTCTTGGCTTACCACGCAGGCATATTTCAAAAGCATCACGGGCAGCGACATCCGTAAAGACCTGTACGAAGACCAGATGAAAATCATTGAGGAAGAAATGACCCCCTTTGGATTCGTGGAGGACGGCAGCACCGAAACTAGTTTCAGTGATTCTAGTGGGACGCGTTGGCACATGGGAAACACCGAAAATCTAGATATGGGGTGGAGTTTCTGACCTGTTCGTGAATCTTTCAAAATAATACATACACCAGAAGCACAGTCGCTAAAATTGACTTCTTCACGAAGGAGAGACACAAATGGGATTTAGAGTAAGCCCCGGCGTTAGCATCAAAGAGGTTGACCTGACCACAGTCGTTCCCGCAGTAGCCACCACTCCAGGTGGGTTTGCGGGCTATTTCCACTGGGGTCCGGTGGACGAGATTGTAACGGTCACCCAGCAGACTGAACTTGCCAATATCTTTGGCAAGCCCGACAACAACAACTATGTGGACTTCTTTACACCGGCAAACTTCCTGTCGTATGGAAATAACTGCCAGGTTGTGCGTGTCGTGGGTTCGGCTGCAAACAATGCAAGCGTGACAAAGGCTGGCGTTACAGGTGTTGCCACACTTGTCATCAACAACGAAACAAACTTCAATGCCAGTGCAGGGCTTTCTGCTTCTACCCCAGCAACAAGCGGAGTTCTGTTTGCCTCCAAGTATCCTGGTACTCTTGGAAACA